TTACCGCTGGTGTGTGCCTGGCCGGAGGATGGTGGTTGGCCAACATAAGGTTGCCCGCCCCCAGTGTTGAGTTGGACATCAAATCGATTGCTAAGAAGCACGATCTTGATGAGAATTTTCTCGCGAAGATGATGAGCATTTCGCTGTTCCGACCCAAGGATGTCAAGGCAGGTCGCAATGCCGAATGGCACGCACGCCGCTATCTCAAGGAGAATAGCGACTACGACGAGTATCAAACAAGTCTAGCGATTGCTAGGGTGCTCGGTGTCATTAACAACATCACTCCTTTGGAGCGTGAGTCCCTGCGGGTCCAGTTCGCCGAACGACCAGTGGGCCAGAAGTTGTATCAACGACTTTTGGGATTGCGTGAGACCAAGGGCACTCGTGACCTGGTAGCCTGGGTTTCGAGTGGCGGCGCCGCGGGAGCGGCGCCGCAGCACTGAGGGTGCCCTGTCCGACACAAGGCACTATGCGTCGGCCGGCCGGACGAGCTCTTGGAGCCGTTGGGAGCTGGCTGTCGTGTGGTCGAAGTGCCGAGTGTCGACAGGGACTACCACAGACGCGAGTATGTTAGCATGGCACGCGTCTGCTCCCTCGATCAGAGGTTGACAATCATGCATGAAGGTTGTCAGTGTAACGAGTTGCGTGCAATCCGCAATCGTAATATTGGCATCGCCGTGGACCCGACCGCCGAAGGGTTGCGGCTTTTACGCGAACAAGCGTCTCGCATTCAAACCCATTTGCCTGAGGTAGCTCCTTGGGACTGGGGCGAGATGCCCGCAACGTATGCCGGTGCTAAGAGGGCACGATACGAGCGGGCGGAGGCGGATGTCCTCCAAGCTGGTTGCGTCAGCAAGAAAGATGCTGGCGTGACCATGTTCGTGAAGGCTGAGAAAATTAATGCCACTGCGAAGGTTGATCCCGACCCTCGCAACATCCAATTCCGCGATCCAAAGTACTGTGTCGCGGTTGCCCGGTTCCTTAAGCCAATGGAACACATTTTGTATGAGCTGAAGGGAGATGGTCGATATCTTCCAAACTCGAGATTGATCGGAAAAGGTCTCGGGTCGCATGAACGCGCTCAGCTGCTCAAACACAAGATGGACGGGTTTGACAGGCCGGTGGTGATCTCTTTAGATGCCAGCCGGTTCGATAAGCATGTGTCGTTGGAACTCTTGTGCATAGAGCACGGATTTTATCACCACATGTCAGGTCACGATTGTGAACTCTTCGAGCTGCTGAACATGCAGCTCGTTAATCACGGCAGGTCAATGACTGGCGTGAAGTATGTCGCACGTGGCCGCAGAATGTCGGGGGACATGAACACAGCCCTCGGCAACTGTCTACTTATGGTCTTGATGGTTTCGACGGCGATGTATGGGAAGAAGTATGACTTGCTCGATGATGGAGATGATTGTCTCCTCGTTGTCGAGAGCGAGTTGTTGGAGTGGTGTGTGGAGCACCTACCGCCGCTCTTTCTGACTTTTGGCATGAAGCTGAAGTTGGAGCATATCTCGTACACGCTGGAGAACGTCGAGTGGTGTCAGTCGCATCCCGTCAGAACGTCAGACGGGCTCAAGTTCGTGAGGGATCCAAGGAAGGTCCTTTCGACTGCACTCATTGGCGTGAAATACGTTGCCGGTGCCAAAGATGTTGGTGCCCGCGCTGCTTACGTCAATACCATAGGAACCGCCGAGCTGTTGCTCAATCTGGGCGTGCCTGTGCTCCAGGAATATGCGCTTGCTCTTATGCGCAATTCTGGCACGTCTAACTTGATACAATGGCAAGATACAGATCCGCTGTACTTTCGGGTGCAGCGTGAGCTACACGCGCACAACCTTAAGGTGTTGAAGCGCGTGGCTCCGAAGCCCATTGACCTGGGCTCTCGTGAAAGCTTTGCGGAGGCCTTTGGCGTCACGATCCAAGAACAATTGGACGCCGAAGCTTTTCTCAGGGATTGGGCCTTTCCTTTGGAAGGCGACGACTACGAACCGGACTGGTTTGACGCTGTGCACTGGACGGCGTCACCGTATGGCAGAGATGCCTACGATGCGTTATAGTCGCCTCAGGGAATGCCTAAATCAAAAGCCAATTCCAGCTCGACTCTCCGCCGCCAGCGGACGGGTCAAAACAAGAAACAACCAATACACCGCAGTCAATTTACCGTCAAGCGTGACGGACTGCGGCTGCGCAACAACGAGATCGGACCAGTCATTCAAGAGGCCCAGTTTTCCGGTGAAGACATTCACCCGGCGAACACCAGTTTGTGCCCCTGGCTCGCGCTCATTGCGAGCTGCTTCGAACAGTGGCGCGGTCACTTCAAGTTCATTTTCAAGTCGAATCTGAATGTGACCGAGAATGGCCAGCTCTTTATGGCCATCGATCGTGACCCGAACGATCCGCTGCCGTCAAGCACCGGCACTCTCATGGCCAACGCAATCTCGGATCAATGCCACATCTACGACGAAATGTCGCTGGAAGTCGGCGATTCGCGTTGGCGCCTCACTCAATTTTCGAATGCGGACGACACCACTGCTGCCTCGAATGGCCAAGACGTTGCGATTGGCCGGCTCCTTACCTACGCAGAAATTGCTGTGGGCATCGCAGCCGGCACGATCATGGTCGTCTA